CAGCAATAGTAGAAGCAATCTGAACTTCACCAAAAATTTTCTTAATGCAACGTACATCAGCTTCAATGTTCTTCCCGCTGTTGTACTCATTGGGGCCTAAAGCGTTACTAGGCACATCAGGAGTAAAACTCATTGATGTAAATGGAGTACGGAGGCGGGAATAATCGCTCATGTCACTTCTTCCATCTGCGAAAGATTAGTCAATAGACGGGTGTCTGTAGGGTTGAATTCTAAAGCTTTCTTACAGAATTCGATAGCCTGTTCTTTTAACCCAAGCCTCCAAGCCGCAATACTGGCGTAATCGTATGGTTTTTCAGTCCAAACGCTTGGGTCCATGGTGTAAACGGCCTGTTTATCTTTAATATTTAAAGCTGAAAGTGCTGCGCCATAGCTCTCAGGCCACATACTTAACCTGTAAGTTATTGTGGCCAACTCACACCAAGGTTCACGAGTATCGGGAGCTTCAGCGCAAGCCAATCTGTACCACTTTAAACCTTGGTAAATCATTCCCAATTCTTCATGGGCTTTACCTAATAAACGCATGGCATAGCATCGCTCATTAGGCCATTTAGCTTCAGGCATAGCTAGATAACGATTTAAAGCCTCTATAGCCTCTTGCCAACGGGAATAGAAGGTAAGTTCCCTGGCATGGTAAAAAGCGTTTCTAGGGCAGTGTGGATCTTCTTTAACCGCCAATTCAAGCAATGGCATATATTGGCCACGAGACTTTGTTGGATCAGGATGGTGGCTAACCAAAAGCATATCCGTATGGGCATAAACCTCATGGATTCTGCCATCAGGACGGGGATATTCATGGACGGGATGATGCCAATGGTATCCATGGCGGTGATGGATTTTCTCGTAAAAGAACGATATTCCACTGCCCCAATCAAATTTGTATCTTAAACGAGTTGTTTCAGCAGTCCAAACCCGCTCAATCTCTTCCCGCCAACCTTCTTCCATAACCTCATCAAGGTCTAATGAAATACATACATCAAAATCACGAGGAATCATGGCAAGGGCAGCGTCCCTAGCTTTATCAAACCGCCAAGGGCTAATGCAAATATCATGCACTTTTGCGCCACATTCCAATGCTAGTTTTACAGTGTCATCAGTAGAGCCTGTATCTGCAATCAGAATAAGGTCTGCATCTTTTGCTGAATCACAAAAACGCTGAACAAATTGCTCTTCATTTTTGGATATTGCGTACACGGCTATTTTCATTGCTATTCCAATACTATTAAATTGTGGTCATTGGCACATAGTCAGGATTGTGAGGCCAATCGCTAAATGTTCTTGGCTCTGTAATCGTGCTGGGCAGATCACGTAAAGTCTGACGATACGTTGTCCACTCAGCTTTTTTTGGGATGGTGCAATCAACAATCTGTGTCCAATCACAATCTTTAAGTAACTGGTTGCGCTGATTACGAATGTTGGCCATGGCACTGTCTTTGGCTGCTTGAATTTCTTCTGCGGTTAAGTCAACCACTTGAACCATGCACACAAAGTCACCATCGTCATAAGCCGCACTTGAAACCAACTTCTGAGTCAGTCTGTCATGGGCTTTAAAGGCATTAACCTTCTTAGCATTGTTTTCAGCCAAGAATTCAGCACTTGGGCCACTTGATGAAAATGATGTGTTAGCAAACAGTTCACGATAATCGCCTACTGTGATTGGGCTTGTCAAAATTGCAATTTTCATGATGTTTCCTTAGTATGGGCCAATATTGGGAAATGCCGCAGTTGGCGGTGTGAATGTTGCTGTGTATCGGGCATAGCCTTTGGTAATGCGTATGTCATCTAAATAACCATTGTAAAAATATGAACCTAAATTGTCGCCAATTAAAATTTTCTGCCCTGTTAATGATGTAGTGTTTGACACAGATGTTACTTGCGTACCATTGATAAACAAACGCAATGTTCCAGAAGCACGACTAAGGGCTAAATGTTGCCAAACGCCTGCTGTTATTGCTGAAGTTGCGTTAATTATATTTCCCGAACTTATCCAAAATTCAAATGATGTGCCGTTTTGATAAAGTGACCAACCACCCGTTACACTTGGATTATAGTTTTCGCTTGAAACTAATGCCCTATAACTACCCGATGTATTGTTTGGGTATAACCAAAATTCAATCGTAAAGTCACCACCACCTAAAATATTGTCAGGCGATGGCGCAGATACTAAATAATCACCAGTTCCATCAAAAGCCATAGACCCTGTTCCATACTTCACCACGCTTGTAGAAATCTGTGCGTTACCCACAGTTTCTAAGTCGTTCATCATGGCGTTGTCAAAGATTGCGCCATTGGTGTAGTTAAGAAGTAGGCTAGTGTTTGTAACTGCGGTAAGTGGTGCAGTAGGAGGCGTAAATGCAGATGTGTAAAGAGCAGTTCCTTTAACAACACGAGCATCAGTCATATATCCCGATAAATGCCAATTTCCGCTACCAGAGTTTGGATTATTTCCAATAGTAACTACATCAGAACTATTAAAAATAGTTCCTGATATTGTTCCTGTTGCCACTTCGACTCCATTGACAAAAATACGCCCCGTAGTTCCGCTACGAGTAGCGGCATAATGAACCCAAGTATTAAGGGTTACAGTACTACTATTAACAATTGATTGAATAGTAGAACCATTAGTAGTCCACGCAAACGCAAATTGATTTGTAGTTGTTGTACCAAAATACCAAGCAAGCGACCCAGTAGTTGTCCATTGAATAACAAAACCCGCACCGAGATTATTGTTTGCAGTTTGATAAACCCAACCTTCAATTGTAAAGTCTCCGCTACCTAAATCAAATGCAGTACTATCGGGTGCAGTCAATCTATCCCCTGTACCATCAAAGTACCCTGACCCACCAATCACGCTTGTTGAGTAGGCGGTAGAAGTACCAAATGGGTTGAAGCGTTGAACGCTTGGCGTGCCGTTAATCGTAATGGCATAATTATTTGTGCTGTCATCAACAAACCTGTTGTCTGCGCAGGTCAACAAGGCCGTGCCAGACACTGCGGTTAGGGGTGTGGTGCTTGGGGTGAAGTTGCTGGTGTAAAGAGCCGACCCAACAACGACCCGAACATTTGATATATACCCATTAAAAGGGTAATTGGCACTGGGGTCGCTTGGCTGGCGGTCGCCAATATTAAACGTGGCTGAACTGGTTATGTCTTGTGAAGACGTTGTAGACCCATTAAGAACGCCATTAGTAAAAACACGGACAGTGCTACCGCTTCTGGTTGCAGCAAAATGATTCCACGAATTTGCCGTTACGTTAGTTGAGCCTTGCAGGGTAAAAGCATTGGTTGCAAAATAAATCTTGCTTTGATATATACCAAGCGACCACGTACCTGCGTCAATACTGTTCCCTTTACCAAACAAAAATGCGTATTCAACAGTGTATGCGTTGAGTGCCTTTGAACTAAACCACCAACATTCAACAGTAAAATCCCCAGAACCAAGATTAAGTGCACTAGTATTTGTGATTCTTAGTCTATCGGTATTAGGGTCAGCCGCGCCATTAAAAAAATTTGACCAATTAGACCCATAAGGCGAGAAAGAACCTTGGGTTGTATTGCCATTGCGGGTAATGGTGAAGTTGTTTGTACTACTGTCTAAGAACGTATTGTTCTGTGCGCCATTAGTCCCATCACCATGTAAAAGCATAGTGACGTAGTTAAATTGCGGGTCAGGTGTTTCGCCTGAAACTGAATCTGTTTTTGATGCTGCAAACATTTATCAGTCCTTATGGTGTGTAGTTCTGACCGACATTGACACCATACCAATTCGTTCCATCGCTAAAAAACGAATAAATATCTTGCCTACTTGCGGTAGCTGTGATTGTGGGATTTGTACCGCCTGGCCATTTAACTGTTGACCAAGTTACTGTGCGTGAACCCGTTGCATCTTGCTTTAAAAACATAATGAACGATTTGCCGCTAACCGCAGTTGGCATTGTAATAGTCGCATTGCCTGTTAGCGTAATAATTTGTACTGTGCCGTTAGTCAATGCCAAAGTGATAGCGGTAGAACTATTTGCAGAAAATGGGGTTTCTGTATAGTTTGTAACAGTAGGATTTGTTAGCGTTTTGTTTGTTAGCGTTTC